TGCTCTTGATTGTTGAACGTCTTGGTATTTTTGCGCTTCTTGGGCTGTGTATTCATTTGTTCTTGCTTTTGTAGTATCTTGAAACTTTTTAGAATCCTGGATTGTAGATGCTTGTTTGTATTGTGCTTCTTTTGATAATGTTGGTGGAGCGTCTCCAGTGAATTTTACAACTTTTCCGCCTTTTGCGTATTGTTCGTCTTGGTTTGTTGATGTGTTAGATTCTAATGCTTTTTTATATCCGAACATTTCTTCTTTTGACATTTTTTTATCTGTTTTTACGTTTTTTGTACTTTTTGTGTTTTTTGTATTTTCTGACATTGATACTTTTCCGCCTTTATTATATGTAAGGGATTGACCTACTTGAGATCCTACTGCTGCTCCCGTAGGACTACCTCCGGAAAGAATGAAACCACCTATTCCTCCTACCATTGATCCTATTGCTTTACTTTGAGCGTTTTGAGAGTTTATATTTGCAATATCTTTTGTAAGACGTACTCCTTGTTTGGCTAAATCCTGCTCTACTTTAAGAGTTTGTCCTGCTGCTGCTGCTTGTTGTTCTTGTTGTCCAAGTGTTAATTGTTGTCCTAGGAGGTTAGTTCCTTGAGACGCTGCAAATTGTTGTTGTCCAATGTCTGCTTGACCTTGAGCTTGTAATGCTGGTACAAGTTGTTGACGAGCTGCTAATTGTTCTTGAACTCTTAATGTTTGAGAGTTTTGATTTTGTTGAGCTTGTGCAGATGCTCCTGCTCGTTGTTGTGCTCTTATGCCTGCTGCTGTTCCAGTTGCTTGGGAAGCGGCTATAGATCTTCTTTGAGCTTCTGCTCTGTCAGCGCCTTTTTGCAATGTTAATTGAGCGGCTGTATTATTTGATCCTGCTGATTGTTCTTTTAATTGGTTTATAAATCCTTGTTGTTGTTCTCTTGACTGAGCTTGTTGAGATGTGGCTTCAGCAGATCTTTGTTCTTGAACTTTTTGCTGAGCTTGAGCTTGTTTGGCAATGTTATCAGCTTGTTTGATTTTAAAAGCTTTTTCCATGTCTGCGGCTTTTTTAGCTGCTGCTTGTGCTTCTGCGGCTTTTTTAGCTTCTAAAGATTTTGATGCTTCTTGATATGATTGTCCACTAGTCATAGTTGTTCTATTGAATGTAGATTTTTTTGGTATTATTTTAGGTTTTGGTGTTCTTAATCCCATGGGAAAGCTCCTTAATTAGTTCCGTATGTTGTTGATTGTGAAACTTTAAAATCTCCTCGTTTAGCTCCGACTACGAATAAAAGATTTGATAATTGTAAACCTTCTCCGAATGATGAGCTTTGTGAGTCTTCTATTGATATTTTAATGCTTTCACATTTTTGTGTTTTCATGTTCATACGTATTTGATACTTGTTACCTGTTCCGCCGTATGGAGTTCCTGTTCCATATGGTGATTCACTTCCATAAGTAGTATCACTTGTAAAGTCTGCTGTGTCAACTACTTTTTGTTGAGTGTATGCGTTTAGGAAGTTATAAGCTGCTTTAATTATTAGTTTATGTTTAGATTTATATTCTCCAAGGATTACCATTCTATATACTCTTTGATATGCTTGTATTCCTACGAAGGATATCCAAGAAGTTTGTAGTTTTAAAGGTATAAAGCTTCCGTTGTCAGTAAAGTTAGAACTTTCTTTGTAAACTTCATTGTTTGATCTTACATAGTAATAATTATCATTTAATGATGTTGCAGAAATTCCTACATGGTTTGTATATGTTATCCATTTTCCTACAAAATAGTCAAATACTAATGCTTTTGAGTCTGTTAGGAATATTACAATATTTTTTGTTGATATTAAGTTGGCGGATTTTATTGTAGAGCTGTTATAATCTTCTACAAATGCTCCGGTGTATTCTGTAGTTAGGGATTTTGTTAGAGTGTAAATTCCTTTTTTAGATTTAAACATTAATCCTTGTGGTGTTAATACTACTGATTTTTGATTTTTACACCCAACGTCACTTGATATAAGTTCTGGAGATATGAAATTATCTTGAAGTCCTAGGTTGTTTGGACCGTCTCCAGATATGTAAAAAATTGAAGTTTCTTTAAATATTATAAGTTTGTCGTCCATTGCTGCTAATGATACTATTTTTCCGCCTGTAGGATTAACATTGATTATTTGAGAGTCGTTAAATTCTACTGGAGATCCTTCTTGTCTTATTTTTGAGAATTGTATTTTATTCTCGTCTTCTAGACCTGCTAGGAAAATTCTTCCACCAAATGTTTCTATTATTGAAGCTGCTGGAGGTGCTATATTTTCTAATACTCCTCCTGTAGTGTATAATAGTTCGTTGTCTATTAAATCTATGTCAGATAATGTATCTACTATGTTTATAGTGTCTGTTGTTTCATCATTATAAACTGCTGCTGATACTGAAGTTGTTTTGTAGAATATAGTTCCTGAATCTTCAGTTCTGTATAATTCTATAACTACGTTAGATTTTTCAGTGATTCGTAATGTTGGAACTGTAATTGTTTGGGTTTGTGTAGAAGTTCTTCCAGAAAGTGTTACATCTAAAGCTATAGATGGAGCGCTTCTGTGTTGTTGACCTTTGTTGTCAGTCCAGGAGTATATTGCTGAGTATTGATAAACTCCGTCTGAGATTGATCCGCCTGTTGTAGCTGTTGAGTCATTTATAAGATCTTCTGGGAATACGTGAAATCCATGTTCTACAATTTCTTTTCCGTCGTATGATTGTATCATTCCGCCGTTTGTATGTAATTGTTCTCCTAGTTTGGCATTATCAAATTTTGAGTCTATATTAAAGTCTAGGGTTGTGCTTATTACTCCTAAAAGGCTGAATAATGTATTATCTTCTGATATTGTTCTTCCTTTTATTTGAGAAGCTATCATATGTGCTGTATCGTTTAATGTTGATACATTTGTTAAGTGACCTGATGATTGTAATGTTCCGGCTACGCCTTGTGATATTTTTGAAACTATTTCAGCGTCTTCATTTACTATAAAAATTGTAGATTGTAGTGTTGAATTGTGAATTATTGCTGTGTAGTAGTTATCTGATTGCTTAAATTGTTTGGATATAAGACCACATGAGCGAATGAAATCTGCTGGAGTTCCTACGGAGCCTGCTAAAGTTACTGTGTTTTTTCTAATTAAATGGTTTTTAGTAGCTGCTGCACTTTGTTCGTATAGAACTGAATATGTTGATGATGTGCTTGAACTTCCTATTGAAACGTTTGTAATGTTTGCTATTGTTTCTATAGATGTTGCTGCTAGTAAGTTTGTTGTTAATGTAAAGTTTTTAATTAACATTTTTACTGCGGTTCCGTTGTAATAGGATATTAATATTCTGCTGTTTTCATCTGTGTGTAAGCCTATGGCTGTGGTTGGCGATTCTGCGGCTTCTTCTATTGTAGAGCTTGTTGTTTCGTTTTCAGAAATGTATTTAATTCTTAAAGTTGCTGTTGATGAGTTCCAGCAGATGAATATTTTATTATCTTTTGATGTTGTATCATATGTTTTATTAGAAGCGTTTACGTCTGCTGAGACTAAAGTTACTTCAGCGTTTATAACATTTGGTCTTATAGGATTTATTGTTCTATATTTTATATCTGATCCGTCTATGAATATAATGTATACTATATTTCCTATAAACTCTACTTTAGGTTTTATTCCTGTAGATGTTATTTCAGTGTCTGATAGAAGTTCGTTTCCTGTGGAGCTGTCTATTATTGATGTTCTAATTCCGTTTCTTGAATCTTCCCAGGCGTATACATTAAGTCCAGATATAAATGCACTGTCTATATTTGATTGTTGATATGTATTTCTTATTATTGATGTTGATGTTGGGAATATATTTGAAACTGTTCCTTTGTTGGTCCAGCGGTTAGTACTTTCACTGAAAGAGTAGAAGTTTGTATTATTGAATAGACAAAGCTCGTCTTTGTAATTTGTAATACGTTGAGTGTCTGTTACTTCTGTATCGTCTAGGAGAAGTGTATCTACTTTAGTGTATCCTGTTCTTTTTTTAATACGTCCAGGTTCGTCCATTACTGCATTTTCTAGGTTTTCTAATGTTCCTATTGCAGTTTGATTTGGATCTACTTTAGTGTTTATACCTTCTGTTAATGGTATTGCTATTTTAGATTTTTGAAGTGCCATGTTGGTTAATCCTTATGAAATATACCAAGATGCGCTGCCATCTCCGATTATTGTCCAGGTTCCGTAATTGCTGCTTAAAGTTTGTGAAGCTGCTCCGTCTAAAGTATCAGATCCTTGAGTGTTTACAGTTATATTATATGTTTCTGATAATCCGCTTGAGTCTTTTATGTAGTATATACGTCCTGCTGAAACGCCAGATGCTAGTGGTAATGTTATTGTTCTAGCTACGGATGTGTCAACTATTAGATATACGAATGTATCTGAATTACCTATTGTTAAGTTTGTAGCTACTGAAGTTGTTTCAAATATTGAAGCGCTTGATGGAGTTGATACAATTGATCCTCCGTCAGTTATTTGAATAGCTGTTCCACTTCCAGATGTGAAATATAAGTTTCCATTTACGCTGTATATTGAGTTTGAGTATGTTGATCCTGATAAGGTTGATACTTGTTCTTGAAATTTTACAGATTTAAAGTTGTAAAATACTTGGTTACTTATATCAAGGTCTGCGTTTATTTCTAAGCCTGATGGAGTTATTTTTACTCCTTTGTCGCTGGAGTGGTCATGGGAATCTATTGATTCTATGGCTGCGTTAACTTGATTCGCCCAGGTAGGTCCAACGGTTACTGTTACAGTTGGAAGGGATAGTAACATATTAGGTGTGGTCATAAGTATCCTTTTTATTTTTTAAATTTAAAAAAACCAAATATCTACGCAGGTTGTGTGAGAACATGCTAGTGTAAAAGTTCGCGTTGTTGCAGTGTTAGAATCTTGCAAGTCCCATATACGAGAATCTTGACGCTTTCTAACTATTATATACCCTAAAGGCGCTCTTTGCAATTGATGAAGAACTTCATTTCTTATTAATGGTGTTAAAGTAACATTTTTAATTAGAACTCCGTCTATTATGGAGGAATTTAAAACTGGATTTATAGCAGATTCTACGTTATCTTGAAATTTTGATACGTTTGGATCTGATTGTCCTATTTTTTTAAATGTTTTTATCGAATTAGACATTTTTAACTTCTTCC